TCCCATCCTCTAAGTTCCATAGTTATATTATTTCCTACATTGGTATTTAAGTAAGTACCATCATAAGCACCATGTGAATATATTTCACCACTATTTTGTCCAAAATTACCCGCTGTATTATAAATACCCCAAGCTACAGAGTTTGAAGCTGCTTCTGTACTCCAGTTATAGTTTGTATTACCATAATCTCCATTAGTACCTGTTCCTGTTACACCACTACTATTAAATGTTAAACTCCCATTCCAAGTAATATCATAAGCACTATTTCCTCTAATAGCATTTAATGCTGTAGAAGCACTTGTCCCACCCATCATAGGGTAAAATAAATCTAACTTACTATATAAGCTATTTGATTTTAATGATGTAAATAGAGTTTGAATAGCAGTTTCATCACCAGCACTTAGAGTTCCTCCTGCTGTTGTGACTGCTAAGATATAGGCATCAGCATCAGCATCACTCGCAGGTATTGGGGTTGCCATAAATCCAAATGGTTGAAACATATTATAATGTTTTTAAGTTATTAACTGAAATTCGTTAACCCAGTTGCTTGTAATGTAGTCCCATCGAATGAAATAAACGTCATTACATCTACTTCACCAGCACCTGTTGATACTGTAAATGCTGTTCCACCCTCAAAATCAACACTCGCAGCAAATGTAAGTAATGCTGCTGTAGCGTTTTGTGTAATCTTTACACTTATGGTTTGTCCTGCTTGGATATTGGATGGAGTTAATGCTGTAGTTCCTCCAGCTGGCATTGCCAATGTAAAGAAATTACCTAATGAACAATCCATTGTTGTTGTTCCTGCTGCATCTGTTAATACACCTACTTCACCAACTACTGAACCTGAAATTGTTAGGTTTCCATCAACACTATCTGTTACTACTAATGATGAAGCACTAATGTAACCTGAAGCTGAAATATTACTTAGTTGTGTTTCACTAAATGTTGCTTCGTCAATAACAAAAGTAGCACCTGTGACAGTTCCAGAAGAATCAAACTCTAAACTATTGTTATTTTCTTCCCAACTTACATTTATATACTTACTTTCATCACCATTATCTACTATTCTTATTTGATTTGCTGAACCCGTAACTAAAAATCCACCTCTACTTATAATACCACTAGCATTGATAGTATCTGTTGTTATTGCTGTAGTTGTAGTAGCACCATTATCTGTTACTTGCTGTAATGTTAAAGTAGAAGCACCACTATTTTCAGCATATGAAGCTGTTACAGCATAACTCGATGAAATCGATGTATCACTATTATTTGAGTATGATGATGATAATGATGATGTAGCAAAACCTGCTACCTCAGCATATAAAGCATATGATGCTGTTGCTGGAACATTTAGTGCTACGTCTGCTACTAATGCGTGTGATGCCGAAGTAGCTGTCAACGCATATGATGCGGAAATACTTGAGGATACGTTGTTTACTTGAATGTCAAATGTTGAACCATCACCCTTGGTGAAAGTAATATCTGCGTCGCTTATAGACGCGGTAATCAACAATGAACCACTATCAAATGATTCTACATTCTCAGCATATGAAGCTGTTGTAGCATACGATGCTGAAGTAGCTGTTAAAGCACTATCGGATATTACTGCGTGTGAAGATGATGTGGAAGTTTGTGCGTATGACGCGGAAATAACGGTTGCCGCTTCCGTAGCATAGGAGGCGGTGACTGTAAGGTTTGGTATTAAACTTCCCGAACCATCTGTTAGTAGCGAACCACTAATCTGGACTAATCCTTCATAGCTATCTTTAATATTTAACGGACCTAAATTTCTACCCATTTTACTTTATATTTGAACCCCAAGGGTATTGTGAATATTTGCTATCTGTTATGCGTAAACCTGCCTCTTTAGCTTGTTTGTAATAAGCTCCAACGCGAGCGTTTCTACCAAATACAATTGGTGAACGATATTGTGACGCATAATCAGGCCACATTTCGTATAATTTATTATTACCGTTTAATTCTGGAAATAATGTTTGTTCCTCTGCTAAATATGAAGATAACCTATCAGCATAGAACATCATTTTATTTTCCGTATTTTGTCTTTTTACATTAAATAATGACCTATTAACTTCAATACTATTTTCACCACCAGTTGGTGTGAGTAAACCGTTATTTCGTGGACGTATATAAATTGCCTCTAATGCTTCATAGTAGGCCGCGTATAAAAGGAAGTCCTGTATATAATCGTTTACTAAATTCTCGTAATTAGCATTTGTCCAAGTCGGTCCAGCATCAATTTGAGATAAAATAGACTGATAAAGTTTAGTTCCTATTACACGTTGGATAGTAATATCTTGAGCAGTTCTAACTGCGTTTTTAAGTAATTCGGTATCCACAGAATCATTTAAATCTGTGAATTGACGTAATTTTGCTTCCGATATAATTAAAGTATTTGTCATAGTAAAGGTAATTCGGTTATTGGTTCATTTGAATCGATATTATTTACCTTATCTGCTTTTTCAATTTGAGTTTCTAAATCACTATCTTCACCTACTTCAGCGTCTATAGAAGTTACAACATCAACATCTTCTGTACCATCAGTAAACAGTTTTAATTGTTGAACACCAACAGTAATTTCTAATGCTGGATGCATTTGTTCTAATAAGTCTTCTATTACTTGTAAGATATTTTGTTGATAAGGTCTGATTACAGTGTTTACTAATAGTAAGTAAGCATCTGTTACTTCATCTCTACCTCCTAATTGACCTGGTGTTTTAATACCTAAAATCATAGGTGAGGTAATACGGTGAGCAGTTAATATCTTCTGCGTTACCATATCGTTTATAGTTGTATAATAACCATCTGCCCCGTTTTGTGGTATCGGTTCTATCTTAGGTGCATTTTCTGGAGAATCAACGTCAATATACATTAGATTACCAGCATTACTGGTACCAGCATATTGTAATTGAAGCATTCTTTCAATTGCTTCTCTTTCCTCCTCGTTAGCATTGGTAAACGTTGTTACCATTAATGACGGTGCTAAACCGTTTTGAATATTGTTGATGTGGAAATTATCCACTTCTGTGTCTAAATCAATTACTCTCAACGCACCTACATAATCAGGTAGTGGGTAATATTTTTGACCAGGACGATAAGGATTAAAAACATAAATCTGTTTTGGCTCCTCCACATTTGTATGTGGGTTATAACACGGGAGATACGGCAAATCATCGATTGGAGCTTGTCCATAACGGTACTGCTCATTCCACTCATCACTTACGTAATATCCCGGTATTTGTCCTCTATAATTTTTTTCTTTTGCTCTTAACCACGAAAAATCAATGTGGTATACTTCGGCAATTCTTGTTCTGGATTTATTCCAAATAACCTCCATTGCGAAACCTCCATACAACTTATAATCTGTGGCTACTTTCTTGAAAATATCATTCCACGATTCATCTGTAATATTAGCTTTATCTAAAACAAATTCAGGAGTAGCTGTTAAACCTTCACCTACAATACCATCTACAATAGCGTTTACACACGTATTATGAATAGATGAGTTATTGTATAATTCAATTAAATCATTAGGAAATGAGTTATACTGACCAAATTTAACATATTGGTCTGTTTTTTTCTCTAAAATATTAATTCGATTACTTAAATCCTTATTAATACTTGCAAATTTTAATTTATCCATTGTATGTTGTATATGTGCCATTCTCGTTCGGCGATATATATGTTGTAATGTCTACATTGTTACTACCTGATACCCATGCTCTATCTGAGTATATTAAATCAATAGGTTGTTCTTCACCTGCATCATTCCATATTTCATTATATGAATCCCAAGCAACAGCTACTTGATTCCAAACTGCCGCAACTTCTTCATTTGTGTAAATATCTACATCGTATTGTCCTGTATAACTAGGAACTAAACTACCTGTATTTGAAAACACCAACCAATTTTTATATTGGGTAGGAGATGATGTAGTTGTTACTTTAAATGTCCCATTACTATTGTCATAAGACTGAGAGTAAACGACTACTAAATCATCATAGTATCCTGATGCTGTGTTAACAGTATCAAGGTACGCAGCATTTGTGTTAGTTCCAAGGGACTTATCGAATGTTAGCATATTTTTTAAATAAATAGAAAAGGGTTATAGCGTAAGCCATAACCCCATTCCTAATTGATCTATTATCCTAAAGTGATGCCACTAAGAGCACCAGCTAAACTTCCTGAAATCTCAGAAGCTGGGTTTGGTTCTTGACCTGTGAAGGTTAAAG